CATCGACATGCATATAGAAGACAATATGATGATAGAATTGATTTAACTTTTTATGTGAATGCAACCAGTTATCTTCCAATCAGATATTTTGAAGTTTGGATGAAATATATTGCTGGAGAGCAAGTTTCGAAGGATAAAGGCGAAGATCCCCGCCCTGTAGTTTCGGAAGAACAGTATTTTTATAGAATGAATTATCCAAAGGATTATATCTGCAACACAGGTTTTGAAATAAGAAAATTTGAAAAAAGCAGTTATAGTGAAAGTTTTGCTAAAGGAGAAGTAGGTGACGTGTTGACATATAAATTTGTAAATGTTTTTCCTATTGCTATGACATCAATGCCTGTTTCTTATGATTCTTCCTCTCTATTAAAATGCACTGTTTCCTTATCTTATATTCGATATTATCTTGATCCAACTCAACCTCCGGCTCCAACATCTGATGCATCTCAAAATCAAGCTTTAACTCCAGAGCAACAAGCTAATTTTAATTCTACTGCAAATAATTTATCTGGAACTGGAGCACTGTCTACTTCATTACCTCCAGGTAGTCTACCTGGACTTGCTATTGGTGGCAGACCAACTCCTGCTGCTCAAGCGTCAGGAAATACTGTTACGCGGTAATAAATAATCATACTGAAACATTCTATAGGACATTATGCCATTACCTAAGATTTCTACACCAACTTATGAACTTGAGTTGCCATCATCAGAACAATCAATCAAATACAGACCCTTTCTAGTTAAAGAAGAAAAACTTCTAGTAATTGCTTTAGAGAGTGAAGATACAAAGCAAATTACCACTGCTATTAAGTCTGTCATCAAGAATTGTATTCTTACAAAAGACATTAAGGTTGAAAATTTACCAACCTTTGATATTGAATACCTCTTTTTAAATATTAGAGGTAAATCTGTTGGAGAGAGCGTTGATGTTAATATCATTTGCCCTGATGATAATCAAACTAATGTTTCCGTAAGTATCAATCTTGATGATATTCAAGTTCAAAAAAATGAGGAACACACTAATAAAATTAAACTTGATGATAATATTATGATGGAAATGAAGTATCCATCATTAGAGCAGTTTATCAAAAATAATTTTGACTTTGATAATAAGAACGCGATGGACCAATCATTTGATCTTATTGCTTCTTGTATTGACAAGATTTATACTCAAGATGAAGTTTGGTCTGCTGCAGATGTAACCAAAAAAGAACTCACAGAGTTTTTGGAATCGATGAACTCCTCTCAATTTAAGGATATTGAGAAGTTCTTTGAAACAATGCCTAAACTTTCACACAAACTGACAGTTAAAAATCCAAAAACTGAAGTTGAAAGTGAGGTCGTTCTAGAAGGGTTAGCAAGTTTTTTCGCTTAGCCATGGTCCACATGGACCTAGAAAATTACTTTAAACTTAATTTTGCGTTGATGCAGTACCATAAATATTCTTTATGGGAGATTGAAAATATGATCCCCTGGGAAAGAGATGTGTATGTTGCACTACTACAACAGCATCTTGAGGAGGAACAATTAAAACAACAACAACAAAAATCTAGTCTCTAAAGTAAAATGGAATGGCAACAGTAAATCCTCAGAGTTTGATTGGAAAAACTAAAACAACTCAGGTTTCTGCTCAACCACAGACACAACTGATTGCTGCCCCTGCGGATACTGCTGTTCTTCAAGATATTTCTAAGTCTTTAACAAGAATACTACAACTTCTCACGCAGCAGAATGCACAAGTTACTAATGAGGCAAATCAGGAAAGAAGAAATCAAGAAAACGCTAGAAGGAAGAAAATAGAACTTGGTTTAGAAGGTAGTTTTGCTGCAGTTAAAAATACAGCTCAGGCAGTTGTAGCACCAGTTAAAAATATTTTGGACCAAATTATACAATTTTTTATTACTTTATTCCTGGGTAAAGCGATATTAAACTTAATAAACTGGTTTGCTAAGAAAGAAAATCAAGATAAAGTTCGCTCAATCGCTAGATTTCTTAAAGATTGGTGGCCCTCTCTTGTTGCTGGGTATATACTTTTTGGCACTGGATTTGGTAGAGTTGCTAGAAATCTTGCGGGTATTGGTTTAAGAGCAGTTAACATTCTTGGTGGCATAGTAGTAAGAATTGCGGGTGCCATAGCGAAGGCAGTTGGTTTTAAAAAAGCAGGAGCTGCAATGTCGGCTCTTGGTGGTGGAGGTGGATTTAAAGGTATTGCAGTAAGACTATTAGCTGGCACTGCTCTTGCTGCTGGTGGAGCATTAATAGCAAAGAACATGATGGGTGGAGGAGAAGAAGCCCCACAAGTATCAGTTCCAGAGCCAGCGACCTTACCAACTGCAGAGGCATTTGGTGGTGGTCTTATTGATTTTAAGGCGATGCTTGCTGCCTCTGGTGGACAAGTTGATTCCAAACTAGGTATCTTTGCACAACTTTTTGGGTCTGGTGGGTTTGCAGAATTTTTGCATAGTATTCCTGGAGTTGTATCTGGACCAAAAGGTATTGATAAAGTTCCCGCAATGCTTACTGATGGTGAGTTTGTAATGTCTCGTGGGGCAGTTCAAAAGTTTGGTGTTGACACTTTAGAGGCAATGAATGCCGCAGGTGGAGGAACCAACAGACCCAGAATTGTTCAGAAAAGAATTTATGCTGAAGGTGGTGGACAAATAGGAGATGGTCCTGTTAAAAAAGAAGGGCAGGAAGATCCACCTTTACCTTTAAATGAAAGTGAGGAGAAACAAAGAATATCAAAATACGATGCAGAGTACGGAGAAGGTGCATATTTTAAAAAGTTAGCAGAGGTAGGAGGAAGTCGTGTTCAAGAAGACCCTAATAAACAACAAAGAATCGATACAAATACGCAACTACTCTCTGGCCAAAGAAAAAGTGAACCAACACCTCCAAGAAAAAGAGTAGATTATACAAGTATTAGTGGAATTAAAATTCCCGCACTTAAAGTTAATTCAAAAGCACTGCAATCGTCTACTCAAGGCACTTCTAATTCCAAACCACCAGCAAAAGCAAAAATACCTTTCGGAACAGGAGTGTCATTAAAAGGAGAAAGCACTGGTAGAGATCTTGGAATAGGATATGGTGAAAAAACTCAAGGACGTGATGCGCTTGTAGTCAAAGGCGGTGCTGAAAAAATGGATTTATCTCTTGTTCTGGATGGTAAAAGATATTATGGAATGAAGAGAGGTGATGACGCGGTATATGCTGCATTAGACCGCAGAGATACGGCTGTCCCTAGTGGAGGATTATTTCAACCAGGAGGACTATTTGGTGGTCCAAGAATGTCGGCAAGAATGGATTATGCACAATCAAAAGGTAAGTATTATTCTTCATCAGATCAAAAAACATATGCAAATTATAATGACGCAGAAGCAGCAAGAAAATCAAGAATGACTTCCCTTGCATCTCAACAAAGACTTGATAAGTTAAGTAGTGCAGGTGCAACTAGGTCATCAAGAGGAGTTAGATTTGATGCAGAAGCTAAAGCAAGAAATGAAGATTTTAAGAAGAGAGGTGGACTTCTAGGTCAAATAGGAAGAGGGTTTACCTCAATGTTTGGATCTCAAAAAGATATTGATAGAAATAAAGCAGAAGATGCAGCAGCAACATTGAAAATGAAACAAGAAGGTGCTGCTTCCATCGGAAGATATTATTCATCATCTGATGGTAAGTATTATGCGAATTATAATGCAGCAGATAAAGCAAGGAAAGCAAGAGAAGCACGATTAGGATCAAATAAACCATCACGACAACCAATTACACCAACACCTAAACCTGCACCGAGGGTATACAATCCAGCTGGTGGCGGCATGGGGGGTAGAAGAGGATCTAGTGGAGGATCTAAAGGATCGACAACACCTGTTATACCTTCAGGTAAAGATACTAGGACAACTGCAAATCTGTTGAATATTAAACCGGCATAATGGCAAAAATAATTTCTCCTCTTACTGGAACCTTACAATCTATTAAGAGCCAGTTTATTGGTAAGGAGAAAATAATTAAATCCACTCTGAATATTCAGAAAAAAAGAATTACTTTAAAACGAT